ATCTAATGCAATTATGTGTGCGCACTTATGCTCGTGCGGTACCTCCGAATGGTCAGTGTCAAGTATGTTACTCTCTGGGTGAGCAAAGTCAATGGTAAATAAATATTTACCTGGGTGCCATTTTTTATCTTTACCTATGTATTTACCGGACACACCTGTTAGGATATCCCAATTAGTAACAGCAGGATAGTAACTAAAAGAATTCCAGAGCTGAAGCTCATCAAGTCTACGTTTAGGAACGTCCTCAACTTTAAATCCACGTTGGATAAACGCTGAGATAGGTAGTCTATAAAAGATTGCACCATTTTCCATAATAGCATGAAATAGTGTGCTGCGACCTGTAATAGAGCTAATACCAAATATAATACAGTCTTCAACTTCTCCATGATGTTTTTTAAGATCATATAAAAATTCTCTACGAATTTGTGCGTATTCCACTGGTATGTTTGCATTCAAATAAGCCATAATAATTAACCATGTATCTCACCCCAGTTGTCCCCATGTTCGTAGTCAACTTTATTTGGGACTTCCAGTGTAACAGCATTTTCCATCACATCAATAATTTTTTTTGCATGTGACTCATCCTCAACAGATATATCTAATTCATCATGTATTTGTATATGTGGTATGATACCCTCTTTGTATAATTCTAACATAGCTTTCTTAGTCATGTCAGCAGCAGAACCTTGTATTAATTTGTTCAACGCCTTGTATGTGTATGCTCTCCTGATCCCCGGTCCATGTTCCCTGAGTGCCTCTTCGTGAGGCAATGCTTTGTGCATACCAAACTGGTTTGGTTCCCAAAGGTGAAATCTACATAGTCTACCCAACAAAGTACGTATCTGTCCACGATCCTGTGCTCTATTAGATGCTTTCTCCATCAATTGTTTTACGAATGGTACACGTGAGTGATATGTATTAAATAAATCTGCAGCCTTGTCTTTTGTTACACCAAGCTCTGCCTGTAATTTAGCTTTACCCATACCATAGAATAGACCAAGATTGATTGTTTTTGCCTGGCTTCTAGGTATGTCTGCCATATCTGCAACAGTTTGGTGAAAGTCTGAGCCGGAGTCATTGCTATATGCATCGACCACATCATAAACAGAAGGTAATTTATACAGAGAAGCATAATGCACTACCAGCCTAGGCTCTTGCTGAGAATAGTCAAATACACCCCATCTATGACCATCCTCGGGTATAAATAACGACCTTATCTTAGGTCCAAGATCTTTATTTCTAGCTGGTATTTGCTGTAGATTAGGGTTCTGGTAGGAGAACCTACCAGTCACCGTGCCACCCCCAGCATTACGTAGTTGATTAATTTCTGCATGTATCCTGCCGTTATGTTCGTAACGTAAAATAGAATCTAAAAATGTTGTGTGTGCTTTGTTTATCTCTCTTGCCTGCGCTATCATTTTAACAACAGGGTGTTCATGTTCTTGTAAAAAATTTTTTGTAAAAGATGGTGATGCAGTTTTTTCTGTACGTGGATATTCTAATCTTAACATGTCAAACACATTTGCAATACTTCTTGCCGCCCAGATCTGTGTATCGATATTAGTCTCAGTTTTTATCTTACGTAGTAATTCTTTCTCTTGTGTTATTAATTCTTTTTTCATTTGATGCGCACGTTCGATATCTACACGCACACCTTTAAATCTCATGTCAACAAGACAATGAAACAGATCAGACTCTAGGTCAAATATATCTTCTAGGTCCTGATTAATAATTTCTTTTTTCATCTCCTGCCAAAGACCAAGTGTAACTTCAGCATCACGTTCTGCGTATGCACCAACATGCATTGCAGGTAATTTGTACATTTCTGATTTTGGATCAATGCCCCATTCTTCTGCAGCTTCTGCAAGTGCAGCTTCGTTCTTACCATAGCCAAGATAGTGCCATGATAAACTATTAAGATCATAACGAAACCTATTCTCATCGGTCACCGCTGCAGCTATCATTGTGCAGGCTATGTCTCCGTTTATTTTGAATCCCATTGCTCGCAGCCAACATACGTCGTAGATTGCATTGTGAAAAACTTTTGTTGATGGTGACTCAAGTATATCTTTTAGCCATGATAATACTCTAGCTCTTTCCATGTTACCGCCACCCTCATGTGCAATAGGAAAATATCCTTTGAAGTGTTTTGTTGCAACAGCAATACCTATAACCTCACCATTACCAATAACAGAACCAGATCCCTTTTTAATTAAATCAGGATCTCTTGTCTCTAAGTCAATAGCTATCTCATCTACATGACGTAAGTCTGGAAATTCTGTAGGTTTTACCCACTCTGTCTGTGCTTCAAACTTAGGAATTTTCACTGTAGTCCCTCTCGATAATCATTTCTAAAAAATGTATGGCTTTCAATATATCTTCCTTCCCATTCTTGTCGCGATGACGAATAATATATTTTATAGCACAACCTTCAGGATATAGCAATTCAT